GGATTGATATATGCATCTGCTGGACAAATGGTTAATTTCCAGCCAAGAGGTACGGATACTGTACCAGCAATGCTGACGCCTGGAGAATTTGTTGTTAATCGCAAAGCTACCCAAGCTAATTTACCATTACTACAATCCATTAATAATGGTTATGCCAACGGAGGCAAAGTCTCTTATTATGCTGCCGGAGGCTTCATTACAAATTATGGAGATCGTGATAAAACACTAGGAGCCGGTCAGACTTTAGAAAAACCAATTCTTAAAGACGTAGATTCTAATAAAATAGCATGGGATATTGCCACATCTCCATTATTTGCACTGCCCGATGTTTATACATCTACCTATAAAATGATGGCCTCAGCAATTCCTGGAAAAGAGGGGTATGGGTTAGATTCTCCAAATATTATTCCTGGTCCACCAGTTCCAGGATATACTCCAGATATTGTAAGAAATGATTATGAATATAGTTACAAACACAATAATGCTTTAATGAATAGAGCTAGTGCTCTGAGCCCAGCAAAACCAGACGACAGGTTATATTTCCAAGATCCTGCTTTAGAAACAATTGATAAGCTTTCTAAAAACGACGCAGAAAAAAAAGCCGAAAGTATCAAAACAAAATTTGCTGGAATCGAAACAGTTACTCTACCTATTGCTACGATAGATGCATCTAATTTTGGAGATCCTTTGAAAGAAGGAGATGTTTTTAGTCAAACAACTAATAAAATTACAACAAGTAAACAAGGTAAATCTGCTGGAGTATTCTATAAAACAGGTCGTTCTCCAGTTATGGCCGGAGAAGTACCTATTGATAGTCAAGAGCTTTCTGGTAGACCCGCTCTTGGGGTTTATACACAGGATACATATGCCATGTATCTGGGTGCTGGTAAACCACATGCTGTGGCATCGGCCACAAAAGCAAAAACTAATCTTCAATTTTTACCTGAAAGTCCATATTTTGGTAAAGACTATTCTGGAGACTGGAATATTGTGGGAACAAATGTTCTTAAATATCCAGAATTAGCAACAGGACAAGGTTTAGATTTAATTTTAGCTGATAAAATAGCAGAAACTAATGTGGAAAATGCAAAGCTTAATGAATTACTAATTAATACTAGAGAATTCTTAAAAGGAAATCTTAATTATACAGAAGAGGGCAGTAAACTACAAGAGATATTATTTGGATTATTTAGTAATACAATTCCAAGCGCAACTCTTACAAATGATAGTATTGGTACAAATTTATCTATATTCGACGGACTACAAAATGTCAGCGCTATTACTGTTGCACAAAAAAGCATGGAAGCAGACTTTATTAAAGGACTTGAATTAGCAAGAAGTAATAAGGCTAAAGCTTCAAAGGAGAAAGTTAAATTCGGTATTCCTGGTTTAGCAGGACCATTGGATGAGTTTACATTAGCTGAAGGTTTTAAGATTACAGATACTATTAACGGAGGAGAAACGGAACTACCTTTTATGGTAAATGGCGCCATAGATACATATTTAGGCAAAGGATTTGCAGAAAGGGCTTCTAAACAAACATTAGATGATCTTATAAATAAGAGCGGAATAAAAACTAGTACTATAACAGATCCAATTAAATTAGATTTACCTGCCAATATTCGAGATGTTTTACCTGTAGGTATGGGTCAAGGAATCGACATACCCGTACAATATACTCAGTATACTGGTAAATTATTTGATGGTGCCAAAAAAGAATTTGTTGGAGCACCCTTTACATATTTATTACCTGATAAGATTGATAAAACACTGTTCCAACAACTGGATACAGAGAGATCTAGATTATTTACAAATAAAAAATATACAGGAGCAGATATTTTAGCTAATTCTAATTTAGCTGATCCAAATGTGGGTACTGCAATTGCAGATTTATTAAAAGCGCAACTAAATAAAGATCCAGATTATGCCGCTAAACAACAAGCGGTAAAGGATTTAGTTAGATTAAGTTTTAAAGGTGGTCCAGTAGGTTTGTTAAAAGCCCTAGATGTGCCGGGTGGGGCTGGTACAGCAGGCAGAGATATTTTTGCTGGTTTTAGTGATAATGCTATCAGTGTTCCCATAGGGGACTTTTTTGTAGATAAACTACAGAGCCTACAAACTATGATGGCAGGGGCCGCAGCCAAAGTAGACAATTCCGCAATAACTAAAGGCAAGGTTTTTTCTGATAAAGAAAATACACAAGCAACTTTACTTATGATTCGTGGAGCAATGCAGTTATTTAATAATTTAGGCGGGTTGCCAACAGGATGGGTTGCTAATTACGGTGGTACTCAAGCCATGAGAGTAGCTGCTCTTGGAAATTATAAAGATGCATCATCTTATATGAGCGGATTATTTAATCAAGCTGGTGGCTATATTAGCCAAGCACTAATGCCAAAAGCTAATAGTCCACAAGCTGCTAATATGTTAAATAATGCATACCTAATGATAGGTGGAGCAGCTGGTGCTTTTGCTGATATAGCTCAAGGCAATACGTCTTTATTAAAACAATTTTATGATCAGAAAGCAAATATAGCTGATGTATTCAGAAGCTATGGTACTTCAGCTAGATTCGGCAAGGTTGGATCGATGGCTCTTAGCGGAGATTGGCAAAACCTAATAAGTACACAACTTCAAGGAACTAAGATCCAGACCGTTGGACGAGACGGCAAACTAGCAGCTAGTGACTTATCTGTTGCATTACCAGAAAATGCCAATGTTAATGATCTTGTTAAACTGATTTTTAACCCGTATAATGAATTTCCACAAACTAGTACCAGAAAAGATTTAATACAAAAATTTGGAAATGACTTGTTTAATTTAAGGGCAGAAAATAGTACTATGCCATATTTTGATCCTATGACTCTTAGTTGGATAGGAGATGGATTAACAAGATTGATGAATTGGTATGGTGGAATTGGTGATTGGGTTGGCCAAGACTATTTCTTTGATACTAAAGCACAGCCGGACAATGCTGCTAGAATGGCAGAATTTATAGACAGCTATAATAAAGCTGGTCAAGATATATATCAAAAAGCCCAAGAAGCACAGGTATTATTTGGTTTAGCTAATAATCTCGGCCCATTACCAAGTTTGAATTGGTTTACTTCTCGTGCTGCCGCTATGGGTTTGGAAAAACCACAACCTTTAGCTACGGGTGGAGTAGTCTATGCTAGTACTGGTAAACTGATTAATTTTCAGCCTCGTGGAACAGATACTGTTCCTGCCATGTTAACTCCGGGAGAGTTTGTAGTAAATAGATCCGCCACACAAAAACATTTACCCTTATTACAATCTATTAATAGCGGATCAACTCCCAATCAATATAGTCAAGGAGGAGTTGTTTATCTTGCAGAGGGTTCCAAACAACCCGTTGCAGCATCAGACAGCCTAAAAAATAGTATCAATAAGGCTATAGAAGTTACTATGGAATCTCCGCAACCAGAAGGTGTGCAACCAGATAATTTGAAACAGGCTTTAATTAATGATATTTTGAAGGATTTATCTGAAGCAGGGTCTTCGTCAATGGCACAGGTGGAGACTCAAGAGGGGATAAGAATCCAGAAAGATCTTTTACCGGGAGGTAAGCTGTCTAGTAATAAAATTCCTAGGGTGCAACAATTTTCTACAGATATTCAAACATTAATCGGCCTAAAAAAACAGTTTGGTAGAGCCGATGCTATGCTTGCTGGTCTCAATGTTGCTGGCGGGGCCGACAGCCCTATAGATTCTATAGACCTTACAAATATTCTGTCTAAAGACCTGCAAACCTTATCTATCATCAATCCCTATCTGGATGATTCGTGGTGGATAGGAGAAAATATTAAAGAATTATTTAGTTGGGCTGGTACCACAAATGATAGAAAAGAATTTCAAACCGATGCATCAGATCAAGTACGTTCTTTGGGACCAAAATTGGATATATGGCACGATATTTTGTCTAAAAGAACTGATCTAAAAGGCATAGATCAAAGAATAAAAGATTTGCGTCAAGAACATGAAAACCTTCCTCGTTGGACACCAGCAAAAACTACCAAGCCCATCACCGACGAAATAGCGTATCTAATAAATAACAAACCGAAATGGAAAGCCAAACAACCAGAATACCAACAAAGAAAATCTTTGTTAGAAGATCTTATCTCTCTAAGAAATATAGCTGGTAGTGGAAGTACTGCTGCTTTAGAGGGATTAATAGATATGAATCTTGGCGTACAGTCCACCTCGGCAAAAGAATTATCTGAATTATCTCAATTAGGTATGTTACCAGAAGATATTAGAGATGAAGGCCTTAGAAAAGGATCGCAAATAGGATTAAGAAATCTTTTATTAACTGCTGCTGTAGCTGCCGCAGCCCCAATAGCTTTACCAGCCGCTGCTGTTGGAGCGACTGCTGCTGCTCTAGGAACTGCTGGTATTACTATTGCTGGTAGCGTTGGTGGAATTATGGCTGCTTCTGCTGCTGATGAATTAATTAAAACAGAAAAAGAAAAACTATTAGAGAAACAAGCTGGTTATAAGTCTTCGGCAGGAACCGCAGAAATGTTATTTGATATTGCGGATGTTGCGCTCGGAGGAGGAGCATTAGCAGCAGGCCCAGCGGGCAGACTTATTAGTAAAACCAAAATTGGTAAACTATTAAAAGATGGTCGGGCCAAAATATTAACTAGAAAAGGTGCTACAGAGACAGTAGAACAAACAGCAAAAGCAGCAGATGAAGTAGGCACTCCGGCCAAAACACAGGTTGTGGACCCTATGCAACAACAGTCTAAAATGGCTGCCGATAAAATTAAAGCATTTGTAGATGAAAGAAAAACATTATCAGAAAGTATTATTCGCAGAGAAAGCGATCCAGACTTTACTTATCCTGTCGATGGAAACGGAAATAATTTTGCTCCTATCGATTATGCGAACGCAAGACTAAAAGCTTTGAATCAAAGAATTAAAGATGGGTCTTTAGATACAATCTCTGATGTTGATATAAAAACTGCCGCTGAAGCAGATTTTATCTCTCGTGGAGGATGGAATAGTGTACCACCCAATAGGCTTTCTATAGAAAGAATACAAGGCCAGGCTGATGAGATTATTGCAGGAAGAAAGTCTGGGGGCAAAGGTGGTGGTGGGTCTTATACACAAGAAGCTAAAGCACGATTAATAGAACTCGATGAACAGCTTGTTCGTAGAGGAGATGCGGCACAAGCTAAAAAAGCAGCTGATAGACTAAGACGTAATTCCCAAGATACGCTTGATAAAATCAAAGCGGAACGAGCTGCTGCTAAAACCGCAGATGATGCTACTGCTAAAGCCGCAGACGATGCTGGCGTGAAACCATTAGACGATACTGCTACAACAGTAAAAGGTCCAGAAACATATTATACTAAAGGAATGTTTGCTGGTAGGAGAGCTCAAAAATTTACTGAAGCAGTTAAAAATGCTAGAGAGATTTATGAAGCGTCTACAAAAAAGATTGGTAACGAAGTGGTTGATTTATTTTACCAGAGCGGATCGGGTTCTGCTCTAAAAGATGCCGCTACTAAAAACTTAGCAGATCTAAAGAATAATACTGTTTTTGACCAAGCTTTTAAAGATGCCATAGGAAAAGGTGCTAATGAAACAAGCGCCATACAAAAAGCTTTAGGCGAAGTTCCAGACACAACAATTCAGGACACATTAACCAAGATTAAAAATAATGGTTTTGATATTGATAGCAGTGGTAATCTTGTGCTTAATGATCAAGCCACCAAAATAATGATGGATGACTCTTTAGGTAAACAGCTTTACGATACCAAAGTAGCAGCTATGAGACAACGAGTTTTGGATGATATGGCTAATAAAGCAGGAGCTAAAAAACCATCAGCAGACTATGATAATTTAGTTAAGGGTTTTGATGATTCCGATTTTCCTGGCTTTAAGCCAAGATCTTGGCCACAATTTGTTAAAGATAATGCTATTGCATTTCGATCAAATAAGAAATCGAGACTTAGTACGGGATTAACTATACTTGCTGGAATATTAGCCGTATGGCAGTTAATGAAACAGGCTCAAGAAATTCAAGATGCTGGGCGGGATAGGCCCATGACCAGAGAACCAATACCACCCCCGGAAGAAGGTAAAGTCCCCCCTGGCGGGCCCGATATTGGTCAACCAGAACAAGAAGCACCACGCCCGGAAGACTTCAAAGAAGAAGCCAAGGTGCAAGCCGAGGCTAAAAAAGCAATAGAAAGACCAAACTATTATGATGAATTAACCTATAAAGAATTTGCTAGTCAGCAGATTGTCGCTGGTAATATGCCACCAGCGCCTGATAAAAATTTATTTACCACAACAGCATTTTATTCTAAAGATAAACAAGGATCATATCGTACAACCGCATATGATCAAAGAAGCACTATGGTTGATCAATCAGTTAGAGGAAATGCTCTTGGACAAGCAAAAGGAGAAGCTGCTACACGAACAGCAGCATCTCAGGTGCATACCAGAACAGCAGCATTTGCTCCTGGCGGAGCGCCAATGGATATGAGAGATGTAGAAGATCAAGAAGCAGTAGGATTTGCACAAGAAGCTGGAAAAGCCAGAAGGCGCGGAGAAGCAGCACCAGAAGCAGAGGGTTTTACTCCTGTAGCTAAATTCGGACAACCATCTGGCAAAGAAGAAGATATGAGAGATCGTAACTGGGCGATAAGAGCACAAGCGGAAAGAGGTGGTAGAAAAATTACAGGAGGTAAGTCTCCTCAAAGTCAATATAAAAGTTCTTATGGTTGGTGGAGAAATCGCTTAGGAGAATTTACATATTATAGTACTAAAAACGATAAAATTAGAGACAGATGGAGACAAGGATATAATATAAAAACCAGTAGTAGAGGTAATACCAGTCAATTACAAGTAGATCCCGAACAGCTTAGTAGTGGCGGAGTTGTATATGCAAATACTGGTATGTTGATCCCATATCAACCAAGAGGCACGGACACCGTACCAGCGATGTTAACTCCTGGGGAATTTGTGGTCAATCGTGCCGCTACACAAAAACATTTGCCGTTGCTCAAAGCTATCAATAGTGGACAAAGAGCAATGAGTAAAGGCGGAGTGGTTTATTTGCAAGATGGAGGTATTCCAAATCTTGATTCTGTGGCTTCGGCTTTTGATGCCATAGGAGCTGTTCAAGGAGAAGATTTGGCTAAACTAAAAGAACAAGGAGACAGAGCAGCAAGAGCCAGAGCAGATGCAGAATCGAATAGACAAGGATTTTATCAATGTGTTGCAGAGAAAAAATCTCGTCTGGAAAGAGATGCACAAAGCGAGAGAGCAGCTGTTAGAGCAGAAGAAGAAGCTAAGATGAATCCAGACGATGAAGATAGAGCAAAAAATGCTCGTCAAATTAGAATGGATTATTCTAGTAGATTACGAGAAATAATGGACGGTTTTAGAAAAACATCCTTAGCAAGAGAAGACGAAGCTATGCAGTCTTCCGGTTTGGGTCGTAAAGAGCTTTTAGAAGCATCTCCAAGATTTAAAATAGAAAATGAATTTCGTAGAGAAAAAGGAGATATAAATACTATACAAGCAGATAGTCCATTAATTGATGCTTTTAAGAATGCTGTTACAACTCTTTTAAATGCTACTAATGGCGGTGCAGACGCACAAAATAATCTACCGAATATGTATGCGGTAACTGTCCCCGGTATGGATATATTTTATCGCAATGCTGGTGTTAGTCAGACATATTTGGATCGTGAGAAAAGATCAACTAAATTTGTTAAACTGGATCAAGAAGAACAAATTGCAAGATTTGAAGATAAAAAAACCAAAGAGAGAGAATTAGATGCACAAATTAGGGCCGAGTGTGCTGGTGATGATCCTGTTCTAAAAGACTTAGCAAACAAACAAGCAGCGGCTTTTCAGAAAGGCGCTGAGAGAAGAATAGCAGACAGAGCCGCACGAGCACAGAATAAAGCTTTTGGCGGATTAATTTATGCTAGTACTGGAACATTGGTTAACTATCAACCACGAGGTACTGATACTGTTCCAGCTATGTTGACTCCCGGTGAATTTGTTGTTAATCGTAAAGCTACGCAAAAAAATCTAGGTTTATTAAGATCTATTAACAGTAATAGTTATAGTGGTGGTGGTACTGTATATCTTAAAAAAGGGGGGCAGGCATATGAAGACGAAATGGCTAGCAGAAGACAATCTTATAAGGACCAGATGAAAGAAAGAAAAGACTCTTATGAGGCGGAAATGCAACGCAGAAGAGACGCATATTCAAGCTCCAAAACCAAAGGTGTTTCATATCAACAAGCATATGCTGAACAACAACAAGCTAATCCCAATGCTCGTGAACAAGCCATGATGGGGCAGCAGGCTCAAGGCGGCGGTCCTGGTGGAGCGCCAGCAATTTCTCCACAAGTACAACAAGCTGTTGGCCAAGCGTCACAAGCAGCTTTTGATCCTAGTTCTTATGGTGATGTTAATAAACAAATGGTTATATTTGGAACGTTATTAACTGGTGTTAATCAAGTTTTAGTACAATATGGAGCAACAATCACACAGCTAAATCAAGCATTAGCAGGAGGAGGCGGTGGCGGTGTAAATGGTAATGGTGAAGCTGCTCAGGGCGCAGGAGGTGCTCAGGGTGGTTTGGCCGGTTTGGCGACATTTGCTCAAAAATTTGATACATTTGTTCAACAACTACAACAGTTAAATATTCCTCCGGAAGTTAATGTTAATTTGGTACAAAATAAGCCTTGGGATATTAATGTTAATGGTGCTGATGCTCTCAAAGCATTAATAGAAGGTCCGCTAGGTAATATTGTACAAGATGCGATACGTCAATGGGAGAATAGTAATAAAGATTCTAAAGAAGGCCAACAATAATAGAAAGAAAACAAAATGTCTAATGTTATATCAGGTACTTTAAATATTGGTTCTGGTACTCCATATGATATCATTTTATCAGAATCATCTGGTTTAGCTACTGTTTTTAATAATAGAGCATTAGATATTGATTTTGCAGTTTCCGGCACTGGAGTCGGAAAGTTTTTATATTATGATGCTTCAACTGGTAGACTAGGTATTAATGTTAATGATCCAGATAGTGCTTTGCATGTTGTAGCGCCTTGCTCTAGCGATGGACTTAAAATAGAAAGCATAACTAATTGTGCTACTGGAGTTAGAGTATTATTACTGCACAATCCTGGAACAGCAGCATCGACTGGTAGTTTTCCTGCTACTATTGATTTGGCTGGTAAAAATACTAACGATCAAACTATTTACTATGGTCAAATCAAATCACGCATACTTAATCCCGCAACATCTCAAACAAGTGGTGAAATCTTATTTTATGTTGATCATACTGGCACATCGTCTGAAATTTTTAAAGCCAACACCAATAGCGTAGTTCTTGGTGGATTAAATGTTATTACTGGATATTCATATAATATTATTGGTGGATCTAATAATTTATCTGGTTTAGTTTATGTTAATGTTGGTTCTAAGAATAGTGGAACTGTAACTTCTGGTTTATTATTAGGCAATAATATTTCTTTAAATTCTACAGAAGTGATATGTGTATCTAATTTAGCAATTGTTAGTGGTAATAATATAGTTTTATTTGGAAACGATATTGTTAGTACCGGAAATGATTCTATACTTATAGCTAATGATGCTAGACTAAATAGCAGTAATAGTATTATTCTTGGCAATAGTATCACAACTAATTCTGGATCACATTACAATTTATTGATTGCCAACAATGCTTCTGTTAGCGGAGCATCCGGAATAGGATTTGGTTCAATAGCTAGCATCACAGGAGATGGTAATTTATTTATAGGAAATACTGTTAGAGTTATAGGTTCAAATAATTCATCGATAGGATCTAATACCTCCGTTACTGGTAATAATAATATTATTTATGGCAGTGCCACAAAAGCTAGCGGTTCCAATATTGTTTCTGTTGGTAATACTAATATCATTAGCAATGTAAATAGTGGATTATTTATTGGTAATAGTATGAGTTTGGTAAATAGCGATAAAACAATTATCATGGGGCTAAATAATCAGGTTATTAATGAGCTTGACTCTAGTGTTCTTATTGGCATTGATAATAATACGTCGGCTGGTAGTGCGACCGGCTTGGTTATGGTGGGACAAACTAATATAGCTTCGGATATTGTTAACTCTCTAGTATTAGGTAGTAAAAATAATCTAAGTGGTACTGTCAAAAATAATGTTGTATTAGGTCCAGATAATTATGCTGCATTAACTAGTAATAATAATATTATTGTGGGCGGATTAAATAATAACAGCGGTTTAGGTATCAATAGTCAGGGCGAAGTTTCGGGAACCTCTTCCGGGGTTTTTGGAACTCTGAATAACACCATAATTGTTGGTGTTAATAATTTTGGATATACTATTACTAATGGATCTATATTTGGTAATAAAAACTATGTGTCTGGTAATAATCTTAATGTTCTTGGTTCTTTTAATAATATAAAAAACGCTTCGTACGTTCAAAATATTGGCAATAGTAATTTTGTAAATGGTAATTATAACAATATATTTGGTGGACGATCAACGGTTGTTGGTACAGCATCTATAGTTAATAATCCTTCAAAAAGAGACGTTTACTCATTTGGTAGCGGCAATATTTTATTTGGAGATAATGAAATTGTTGTTAGCGGTATTTGTGTTGGAGACAACAATGATTTATATGGTACAAAAAATCTTGTATATGGTTCTAATAATATTATTGGATCAACAAGACATATCGGAACTGTAGACGGCACAACTTTAACTATAAATGGAGACGTTAGAGCATACTATCAAGCTGGTCAAAGAATTCTAGTGGTAGTCTATAATCCCATAGCGGCTTCTTATGTCTATAATAGACTAATTGTTACTCCAGATGGTGGAGTAGCTGTTGATTATATCACCACAGGATTTGGCGCATATACAACCATTAATCTTGGTGAAGGCATAACTACAGATGGACTTAGATATGGGATTAAAAATAATTTCGACGACCCTCTTGCTGAATTAAGCTCAACTGTTACTGTTATAGTTTTTCCATATGAAATTACAGAAACAGATAGTGATAGTGTCACTAGAACCAAAAACTATGGTACAAATAATATCGTCGTAGGATCAAATAATAGATACTACCATCACGGAGGTATGATTCTAGGCAATAGAAATAATATTACTGGTATTAATAATGTTATTATTGGATATAACATTAGCGGCACATTTAATAATACATTACAAATTGGTACTAGCAATAGTAATAAAATTTATTTAGATAATTCACGCATAATATTTAATACTGGTCTTCAACAAGATCAAGTCATTTTTAAGAGTAGGTCTGGTGGTACCACAACCGTTATTGATATGAATAATAATCGAGTTGGCGTTAACAACTCTAGTCCTAGTTCTTCTGTTGATGTTAGTGGAACTATTACTACCAGTGGTTTAAGAGTTGGATTAAGTACGGTATCTGGTTATAGTTTAATTGCTGATGCCAACGGCAACGCATCGTGGCAATTTCCGGTCAATTTATCGGGTACTAATGCTGGTATATTATTCAAAGTTAATGACAAGGTTGGAAGCGGTTCCGATGTATTTTCTTTGACTAATGCTAGTAAGCATGTGAATTATATATATACTCTACCAGCCATTGGAGGAGGAACTAACTCGTTTGAGGGCTTTACATTAACTCCTAGTGGGTTATATATTAACGAAACATCAGACGATGAAACCGTATATAATGTAAGAATTAATGGCTCTGGTATTGGTGATTTAGCAGATCTTAATATTTATCAAGACGATGGTTCAAGAATAGTACTATTTAAAACTTTACCACAGTATAATGCCGTTCAAGTATTTAATATTACTGGTGTTTCTGGACATCTCTATAGGCATACAGTTACTCAACAAATTAATCTACCTACTTCTTTAACAGGAACATTTTTATCAGTACGAGCCGGGGATGGATTATTGTCTTCGACTACAACCCCGCCAAATGTTATATTGTTTGGAAACAGATTGGCTGCTCAATCGGGTAGCAATGATCTAAAGTTCTTTTCTGCTGCGTCTGTAATGACAATAGGTGCTACAGGAGGCTTATCAGCATCACAAGCCGCTGAATTTCAGGGTATAGGAATTGATAGAAGCAGTGATATTATCTTAAGCTGCTCTTCTAATCACGGTACAGTATTTAATAATGCTGGGCGTAGCGATAAATTATTTTCTATCTATAACTCTGGCTCATCGAGTAATGGTCTTGGATTCCATTATTATCCAAAGTCTGGTAGTTTAGCTGTTGGTGTAGAAACAACGCAAACATTCCAAAAAACTATTGATGGTGTTCTTACAGATTGGAAAGAACACAATATTAAACTATTTGTAAATGGTACTGCTAGAGTCCATGGCTTACAATTTGTTGAAAATAATGGATTTAGCTCTAGTATTACTAATACATATTTAAGAGTGAATCCTAATAACGGCCAGGTTTATCGTGGCGCTCTTGATTTAAGCACTGTGTATAGTGGAATATGGCCTGTATATATCAATACAGATATTTCTAGTCGTGTTGATATCGGTCTTAGTCAATCAGCAACTCCTGGTGGTACTGCTATGGGCGCTGCTGGTAATGGAGCAATGCTGGTTTACAACGGCGGCGGATGGGTAACAAATGCTAAAGGGTTATATTTATACCAACCATCATTTGGTAATGATAATCCTAATGCAGTTCCCGGTGCTATCATCGGACCAAATTCTGCTGGACGCTTAAATACCGCTCGTAACAGCCTAACCTTTGCTGGCACACCATTTAATGGCACTGCTTATACCAGCTATAGAGGATCTAATCAATCAACTATCCATATGCTCAAAGGTAGAACCACAAATGCTTCATCTACTGAGCTACGTACAGATTTTGTTAAAGAATCCGCTGGTACTGTTACCAAACAGAATACTATATCCATTGATACATTATTTGATCCTTTAGAAGCCGGTAATGAACTATCACGAAGTGGTATTCTTGGGGTGTGGAATTATACAATTACTTACTGTGGACTTATTAGTCCTGTTGTTAGTAATACAGAGCTTGGTCCATCTAGCGATGGCTGGAATGCTGTTGCTGGTAAATTAGAAGGAGCGGTATTATTTTATCGTAATGATAGTAATGCATATCAAGCTATTAAACTTGGTTCAGAGAGTCAATCATTCAGAACTTCATCTTCCTATAGTAGCTCGTGGACTTCTGGTCTTACTCCCCCGCTATCTGTGTCATTTGTGACAGGTGTTGCGCCCCAAAGAATGCAAATCAATGCTTTGGGTGTTGGCGATGCTAATATTTTATGGAATTGTACTGTGGACATTCATCAATTAAATCACCCAGATAGCACCGCAGTTTCTGGGTCACTTTAATGATGATTTATAAGGATTATAATTATGGCGACAGTACTAACATACGGAACATATAGTTTTATACCTGTTCCTGATATTGCTATTAGTACAGAGATACAACGTAGTGATGCTGGCTATGGAGTAGGCACAGTTGACAAAATAACTCTTAACGGTGTTTTGTATGCTGCTGGTTCTGAAATTAATCAGAGCGGGACTCCTAAAAATAAAAGCAGTATCAATAATTTGATGGTTCAGCTATCAGGATTACAAGCAGCTGTACAACAAGACTATCAACAGCTTTGGTTACGATGTAGTACGGATATTTACAGAAGCGAAAAAGGAAAAACAATAGTTGATAGTTTTTCTTTTGAAAATAGTTCGGACGAACAATGGCTACAAGTTATTAATTATACAATTAATTTATCAGTATATTCTACTGGTTTTATTAACTATATAACTGATAGTGGATATCTAGTATCTAATTTCACTAATACATATAATATTTCTACAAACGATGATAATGCTTACTATAATGGTTCTCAATTTAGACCTATTGGTTTAGATTTTCCTTCATATACAATAACTAGAGAAGTTTCTGCTCAAGGAATACAAACCGAAACCGTTTCGGCTTTAGAAAATGCTGTGAAATGTGTTTCTGGGTTAACTGCCAATAGTAATATTGCATTCTCAAGTATATTAAGTGGTTTATATATCTATGATAGATCAACAGAAATTTCTAAAGACCCTATTAATGGTTCGTATTCTATCAGAGATACTTTTGCAGCATATTCTGGATCTAGTGGCTGGATAGACACATATACTATTACCAGTACTATAGATAATAGTTTACGTAGAACAGTTGAAATTGCTGGGCAAGTACAAGGGTTTGCGTCTTATCCATTGTCTACTAGTCTTTATACAAAGACTATCGACGATAGTTTTTCTACCGATACTACTTCGCAAGGCTATGGTTCAACAAAATGGCTTGCAGCAAGCGGAGGATTCTTTAATCATGTAAAACCCAATATCTTTAATAGAGTATTATCTTCATGGATAGGCAATACTGGTTTATATAAAGCTATTATTAGTTCTGGAAGATATCTTTTTCATACCGGTATTAATCCACTCCCGGCTAGTATATCTGTGGATCATGATATTGTTCAAGGATCGATATCGTATAATTATAGCTACAATTCACGACCGTTGGCTATGATTAGTGGAGCTATTAATGAGTCTATTGACATGAATGATAATTATGCTTTGAGAACGTATAATTTCCCAGATATTTTTTATAGAATGCCATTAGCTCAAGATCAAGGCACTTATTCAAATTCTAAAAGATCAGTCACATATAGTGCTACATTTCCTAGGCCGTTTTCTCCTACTGGCATTACAGCCACTTTGAAAACAAGAATTAATCAAGTTATGGGAGAATTTGACCCAAGTGGTCTGGCTCTTGCAAACAACAATCCTAGAGGTCCAAAATACTTTAGTTGGATTACAGAAAATAATGAAAGTTTTGATGTTTTGGGCGGGAAATATAGTAAAACAATTTCGTGGGAATACCAAAAAGGATATATATGAATACTTATCTAGAATTTGGTAACTATATATTTTCTCCCGCAAGCGGATTTCCTATTCCAAAACTCACAACATCAATATCTAAAAATAGAACATCATCTCAACAATATCTTGGTAGCAAACAAACCATAGAACTCAATGGAGTTATAGTAGGTTCCGGGGTCAATGACCTATTACAAAAAGCCATATCATTACAAACCGGGGTTGTGTCTTCAAACCCAGAAAGATTTATATTCGGATTAAAAGAAGGGTCTACGGCAAACCCTGTTATTAGCGGCACCGGATATGTTACAAAATTACAATTTGATACTAATAAAAATCATGCCGCTAATCTTATAGAGTATCAAATATCTATAGATTTTGATGCTACTACTACTGGTAGTCCTATTAATAATATAGCCAATGTTTATCGTGTAGAAAGTGTTGATGATAATGTTAGTATTTCTGTTTCTTCAGAAAATTACATGATTGGTTATACAACTTATCCATTATATGATATTACTCGTACTACTAGTGCTAAAGGTAGCAGATATTTTGCATCAAGTGGTGCCATTGTAGAAGCACTAAGATGGATTAATGATCGTAAAGCATTATTCCCTTTAACTGGTATATTACCTACAGGCAAATTTCCTCTTTTTAATCATACTAGAACTTTGGACGTTAATGAACTAGAAGGCAACATTAGTATTACAGATAAGTTTATATCTAAACCGATATTGCCCAATGACCCATGGACTCATAAATATACCGTATCAACACAGATCAGAGAAGATTTTACAGAAGAACTTTCTATTAAAGGCAATATAATTGGATTAGCTCCGGCAACAGGCATAAATATTTTAGAAACACCGCTTTCACCATCTGTGCATAAATCAGGTATAAGTATCATTTCGCCATTTGGTGTGCCAAATATTATTAACAGTGGCACTAAATATAATAGTGCTATGAGTGGCTATAAAGGTATTACAGGATTATTTACTGGCATAATATCTCAACATTATAATTTAGTGTCTTCATTAAATACAGATTATTCTTTTCCTTATCCTTCTTGGTCAAAACCTCCTTTGAATTTAACTCCAATAAATTTTGTTGAAACATTTAATCCTCATAATGGAGAAATCACATATAATTTCACTTTTGATAATAGGCCAAATAGTTATATTAGTGGAGCTATTTCTGAAACATTAACAGTTAATGAAAATAGCCCAGTCCCTCGTCATACAACAATTCCCGTATTAGGAAGAAGACTTGGTCCGGTGGTGTATTTTTATACAGCGTCTTCAGGACTAGGAAATAGATCGGTTTCATATGAGGGAGTGTTTGCTCCACCATCAGGATTTAGTAATATAAGAGTAGATATGCAAATATTAAGAGCAATTGATAATTTAGTTAATTCTTTAGGACCTAGCTTGCCTTATTCTGGATATGTAACAGCTGATGATCAAAAAATTAATATTGGAGAAAATAGAATAACAAGAAATAAAACATGGTCTTATACTAAAAATTAATAGGAAAAATTTAATATGGTAGCCAACTATAGGGCGGTAGGCCCACATGCTCAAACAATATTTTTAGGATGTAGTGTTACAGAAGCCAGCATGACTTTGGCTTGGGGTTCTGAGGCTTCAACCTGTGAAGTTAAACTGGTTAATGATTATGTGGCACACCATCGTTCACGAGACTATAATGGTTTAAATACTGCTATAGACAGTATTCATAGCACATTAGACAACACTACTCCATCAACGGCTTTAGCCGCATCAGCACAAGCACAACAATATCTTAAACCGATTATTAATTATGAAAAGAATAAAAAAGATTTTAATACAAATATAGAAGGTGGTTCTTCTTATCCGATAGTAATACGAGATTTAGGAAAAAAATGCTGGAATGCCCATAATTATGATGCTAATCCTTATCATTGGGTTAGCGCTGATCCTGGATTTTTAGGAGATAAATATTCAATAGTTGGTGCTCCTTGTTATTTTAGATTTGAAGATTTGGTTTTTGCTGGTTTTGTTAATAGATGGACATATGATAACGGCGTTTACAGCGTTAGCCTTACCGGTCCTGGAAGCTTATTAAAAGGATGTAAATTAATTATCAATGACTATTATGGTAGTGTTAGCACATTAATGCCATTCACTAATGATCAAGGAAGACCTATAGCAGTTCCGTACAACGACCCAACCGTTGCTGGGTCTTTTGGGGCAGAAATTGCTTACGGCAATATACCAAATTTGATCAATGTTTTTGGTTGGCTACAATACCAATCAAATGCTACTCCTCCTAGATATGGATTTGCTCGGGTTTCGGACTATGGAATTAGTGCCGCTCAAGTTTATGACACTTTGTTAGTTTTATTAGGAGGAGGAGAATGGGATAATTTTGTAGATAGCGATGGAAATCCTGTTTTAATTGATTCAAATGGAATCACACGTAATAAATTTTCTCCTTATGGTGGAATAGTTAGTAGAAGTCCTTTGTCTATAAGTCCAGACGGAGAGGTATTAATAGACACCCTTGGAACAACAATATCGTCGCAAGGAGGAGAATCCTCTACAGATTTAACAAAACTTGGACTATTAAGAACAGTTACTGCTGTTGATAATTTACCAAGACCAATTTTTAGAGTTGATTTTAGTAATGTTCCTCGTCCTGATCCAAATCTATTTTTACCATTATCATCATCAATGCCTCTTGATGAATTTATAGATTTTTGCTGTAAAGGAGCTGGTTATGATTGGAATTGTACACTGGTACCAGCACCAACATCGAGCCAATATACCGCTGCAATTGTTATTAACACATATTCTAGAAGGGTTCAATATCCTCCAAAGGTTCTGCGTGATTTTATTACAAGTTTTCAAGCCGGTGATAATGTTGTATCATATGATTTGGGAGAAGAATATAAGGATCAAAATGTAAGAAAAGTAGTAATGGGAGGAAAACAGGAACGACTAGCTCAGTTTATGACTCACACTCTTTCAAAGTATAGAAACTCTAGAATATATAATCCATTACTTGATACTTTTATGCCTGTTAGAAATGATATGAGTATTAATAATTTAAGAAATGGTAGTTATCATAATATTTATAGAGAACCAATAGCCGATGCTCAACGAATGTGGAGTAGTCCCCCCAATCCGTACATAATGATAAACGGAGGAATTACTGCTCAACGTAATAGTTCGGCATGGGCAACATTTAATCTGGGTGCCACAGCAACATCTGTACCATTAGGCGGCTATGCAACATCGCAGATATCTCTAACAAGCATAAACGATCCATTGGCAAATACTAATTTACCAGGATCAGCTGCATATCCTATTCATTTTGATCTTATAAGCCCTTATTTTGGTATAGGTTCTGATGGTTATCCAAGAAGAGTTTTTTATGATCGTAAATTAAGACAACTTAAAGTTAATATACCCATTAGTGATATAGCAAATTTTTTCCCAGTATACACAGCAGATTCGGGCTATTTGACTATTATGGAAAACGAGATCCGTGCCGCTAAAGCAAGTTTTGATAGCTGGATCGCCTATTTATTTGATTCTTTGTCTTTTGATGTTTGGAAACCATCCGCTAGGCTCATATATACTGCTATATCTTCCGCTCTTGGTCCAGCAGTTGCTAATTCTCTTAGGTTAAGAGGTTTTGGTATTACTAAAAGCCTTGGAAAACAAAAAAGTCCATATGGATATTATCATACAGGCAATCCTGTTAGTCCTTCACAAGCAGTTTTGTTTTCTAACAGAGTTATGCCAATGTTACAAAATTTACATTCTTATATTTCCGATGAACTTGGTCAACATTATGGTAAAGACTATTTAGTTAGAATGCCAACAGTAAACAGTTCTGTTGGCGCAGACGGAGTTAGACGATATGATTATGAGATTACCGATTCTGGTTGGGAAGAACCAGGAAATGCTCTAGATGATACATTGGTTATTGGTAGCACAACGGCCGATTTATTGGCTCAAGATAATGGAAAATTTGGTCCAATTTTAGGATGGAATAATTCTGCTGAACAAGAATACTCTTTTGTTAGGCCTCCTAGCACTATTGGCGGAGCTGCCGTCAGCAACTCTATGGGTCGCGCCATGGCAACGTTAGGTAAAATAGGGGCGAGTAATGCATGGTATTATCCATTGAGAACCGACGGGGATTTTATAGGGGTACCATATACTGGTATCAGAGAGTCTAATTTTACATCCGCTAATCCGGGACTAACCGATTCTTTTGGAGTATCTGTTCCGAACGATAGGTTATACAAAATTTATCAAAAAGCTTCTATACCAGAAAAAACATTAATTTTTGATAATACGATAGGTGTTCAATATGCTATGATTAGCGCATCTTCTCCTGTTTTTATTCATGATGCTGATAATTTACAAAAAACTATTCTTCTTGATTGTGCCTTATCTTATAAAGAAGGAGAAGAAACCGCATCATATAGCTCTGTTCCTAATCTAAGATATATGCAAAATCGGTTTTTAGATAGTGTTGCTGGCAATAGTACAGCAGCTTATTTGATGATGACATTAGCTATGGCCGATTGGGCTCTATTTCAAACAAACGGAGGTACCGTTACGGTCAATAATGAAACCAATATGCCAATACATGAAAGAGCAGCGATGCCATGTTTTGCCGCTATACCTGTAAAGTATAATATGAGTTTATATGGTCCGTGGTCAACAAGCCCTGGCGAAATTGCTGATGCTATTTTTCCTAATACTATTAATAATCTAACATGGGTAGATAATGTGGTTGGAGGCGTTGATTTAGATATAAATTCTCAGTATGTTCCATGGGAGTACGGCGGAATGGACGCCCTAGATACTGCTGTATTGACAATGTTAGGCGATAGCAATGAATACCAGCAAATTGAAGAAGCTGGTCGATTAACACTAGCTGGCATTATGTTGAATAATACTAATATGGGTAGTAAAATTTTTGATAATGGACCATTATGTAATTCTATAGGATTAACTTTTGGTAACGACGGAATTAGAACAACATACCATTTTCGTACTTTTAGTCGTAAATTAGGATATTTTAATAAAGAAAATGCAGACAATATACAAAAATTTGGTAAACAGTCAATGCAATTTAGATCTCAATTAGCAGAAAACATTAATAAAACTAGAGCGGAAATAAAAGCACAAACACAAAAAATGTCTAGAAGTTATTCTATATCAAAAGCTGGTAATTTTAGTCCTGTTAGTGTTTTAGTTGGAGCGGCGTACCCATTCTTGCATAAGAATAGCACAGTGAATAATTTTGCTACACAGTGTCAATTTGATCCCGGTTGGCCCAATAAGCCTATTATTCCAAATAGTGTACCATGCGACGTTAAAGCGCCGAAACACATTTCTGCCGTTAGTCTTTATGATCCAGCAGAAATGGATAAAGCTTTGTTTGAAGATGGTGAATCATATTCTAGAAAATCAGTAATGAGTTTAGACGGTATTTTTTCACCCATATCTTTATATCCAACACCATATTTTTCAACATTTCCAATTACAAAATACCGTAGATCTGTTTGTCCACAATGTATGGGTGTTGGTGATTATACTTATAATGAATTATTAGAATCCACTGTAACTAATGCTGATAATATTTCTGATATTATGTCAGCAAATACGCAAAAAACTATTCCTTGTCCTTTTTGTTTGCCCGATACCCAAATCACAGAAATAAAGAAGATAAGCGCTCAGCCCGCAGAATTAACGCCTCCTTATCTTATTGGTAGTGGTACTGATAGAACAATTATTAATGATAGAGCAACTGCCGTACAGTTCCAGGCGTCTATAATTAATAACTATACATTAAATCCTATAGTATTATCTGCCACCGGTGCTGATTTTAATTGTTTGGCTCATAAACAAGCAAATGATAGATGTGGATACTCTATTGATGTTTTAGCTTTTGGAAATGTTATTCCTTCTGGAGATGACGCTTTACGATCAGCATTATCGGAAAAACCAGATAATAACTATAATGATTTGGATCTTAATGCAAATGACCCTAGATTTACACAAAACTATAGATTTTTTGGATTACGTGGACCGCTAATGTTACATTCGTGGGGATATGATCTAGAAGGATATCCCGTACCAAATGCTTCTGGTGAATATTTGTTGACAGCGAATGGAATTCCAGTAGTTGATAGCAGTGGTAATAAGATTGGAAAAAATCAACAACTACAATCCGATGGATCATACACTTCACCATATAAAGAAAGATCTTTTATGAAAGGCTGGGCTCAACAACCCGGAGCATGGCCAGTAGGACCAATTGATTTGAGATGGGATGATATTGGTAGAGTATGGACGATTGGGGCTAATTATAAACCAGTATGGGTTGTTGTGGAGCAAGATTTAGTTAATGATACACCAGCCAGAGGTATTGTGATTGAATCTAGTTATACTAATAATCCATTGCCTAGCGGATTAAGAAAACTAGTTTTTGTTAAAGATAATCTGGGTATGTTTTCTGCCCCTAGAGGAGCTGCTCTTTATTGTAAATATGATTCTGTCAATGGTTTTTATGAACCTATTTATAATCGTCCATTAGTAACGACAGGATTGATGCTTGGCGGTAATAGTGCTACAATATATACCGCATATACTCCATCTTCTGTGTCTGGAGATATTGTATCTAGTTATACCGCTGTATTTGATAATCCTTTAAATATTGGTATTAGTTCTAATACTATAGGATTATTCACGTTCTTGAATGGGAAATGGATTCTTCAAGCCTCTACATAATTATTTATGAGCTGCAATATTTTTAAAAAATCATTGTCTTCAGATATTTCTAATATTAATAGTATTAGTTTTAATATAAATTGGTTATCTGGATTAATTCCGGCATATGACGCTAATTTATCTGGTATTTGGCAACCTGTTTGGGTTTCAGACACCAGAAGTCAAACATCTGGCGTAGAGCTGCTATATCCTGCACGAAACAAAGCGTCTCGATCTTTTAGTCCTTGTAATTGTCAAGATAGCCAAATTAATCCAGATGCTCTGTATCAAGAAGAATCCTCTTTAGGACTATGCTCTTATTGTGGAAATCCTCCTACTGGCACCAAATGGAGACTTTATGACAACAATAGCAATGCTTCTCCAAGACAGTACGATACTTCTTGCTGTTCTGGCGGTTGCGATACTATGCTTAAAGTTGATGATTATATTCCAAAAATTCCATATTTAAATTATGCATATATTACAGGATTAGCCGACTGGAAACACAAGTTACAATTTCCGGCATGTAATAATAAGTCTCTTGGTTGTGAAAGTTTTGCTGAAGCGTTAACATTAAGAACAATAAATGGAGTCTCTTTAAGAGTAGATTGGAGAATACAAGAAACCATATCAGAAGTTCCATATAATTTATTAACTAGTCAGCATGATACAAAACATATGCATGAGATATCATATGATAAAAGTAAAAAAATAAGCTCGACTTGCGGCAATTTTATTATGACATCTATGCCATCAGATGCTATTAGTGGTAATTTTTATTCTAATAATTATCCAATATTAACCGGATTAATTTCTACAACTATCGTTGGTGAGACACCAAATAAAAATATCCCTTCAATTACTGAATTTACAAAACTTCCTTATGGATTTGATCAAGAAACATATAAAAATATTTTTATTAACAATCAAAAATTGGGATCATATTGGAAATGGAATTATAGTTCTGGTATATTATGCTGGTATAGATATTACAACACTGGGATTCCAAATGACGCAAGGCCACTTCCCGGAGTAGATTTATATATTTCTCCTGGAGACTTCTTTTACGCTAAAAATGATGGCCCAGAACCAGCAACCGATCTTAATAATCCAACTGGTATGGTCGGATCTATTCAATCTTGTCCTTCTGGATTAAAAATACTTCAGGGATCAGAACTGACTTGTATAATTCCAAGTGGATCTCAATTTGCATATATTTCAGCCAATATTTATGAAAGATTCCATAATCTGTATTATAAGCTTTTAGAAATTTTACCAACAGGAAATGATATTGCAAAAAGATCTTTTGAGACCGCAGCAATACTATCGACTGCGCCACGATATGATGAGATTATTGTGGATTTATTAAAACGAAATAATACTTTTGATTATGGTATCAATAATTATGGTCAAATAGATCTTTTAAATAAATATATGCAATCAGGAACAGACTTTGATTCTGTTTCAAGATTAAATTATATTAGTAATTCTCAAGAACTTTTTGACACACTGGTCAATAAGTACGGAGCTTATTTGTGGGTGCCTCCTAATTCTAGTAAAAATATAACCTTTGCTTCTTCTGTAAATAGTAGTTTTGCTGTGGATATGAATTTTAATCTTAGTTTACAAACAAGCGATACGTTATTTAGTTCGGCCACTTGTAGACCGATGACTAATTGTAATAGTAGATCAATCAATAAAAATTTTTCTTATGCTCAAAACATAGGATATTCTTTAGGCAAGGTATATACAGCAACAAATGAAAATGCTAGATACGCAACATCTTGTGTAAGCGGTAATATTACTCCCAATAATTTTGGATTATATTCTAATATATACTATAATGAATCTAAAATTAAATCAGTATTTACATCAAATGGATGTAGTGTATTGTCTGGCATATATCCAAGAATATCTGAAAGCAATAATACTAAGTTTTGTAGAGATTGTGATCCGTATAGTTCTTTTTATTTAATACCCAATGCTGAAACAACAGAGTGTGGCAATTATAATGCTGCTAATAGTTTTTGTTATGCTACTCTTGCTAGAAGATTTAATAATTCTCCTCCGCAATTTTCTGGTGATCAACAAAACAGATTAGAAAGATCAATATCAGATGGCACCAAAAGATTTGTTAGATCGTATCCTGCTTTATTTTTTAATCCGTACATAGACAGCGTAGCTTTTCATCAAAATAATGGTGTTTTTATTAATAGTCCACCATTTAAATTAGATGCATTTGCAGCATTTGAGTTCAATACAACCAGCGCTGGTTCTGCGTCAAATATTTATATACAATTTGATACTAATAATGTTGGAATTAAAATTTATAATATATCAGCGGAATATTTACAAACATCATCATCATCAACCTATTCATGCAAAAGATTCCCTGTTAGTGGTACTTGTAAATGCTTGCCTATTATATCTGTCGATACTATTAGTAGACCCACAGATTGTGATAATCCTAACCCTAATCAAATCTCTAGTTCTAATATATTTACTCCTGGATTATCTACTCGGTATTCTCCTCGTTTAAAACAATATGGAGGATTTTCACAAGATTATTTAAATTCTATTTTTGGCTCTGGAATTGTTATTGGTGGTGGTATTATACCAGTGTTATCTTCATATACAAATCCAAGAACACCATTTGGGTGCAATAGTACAGCATCGATTACTCTACATAATTATACCAATACCATATGGAATCTAAGTGTTCAAGGCAAAAATCCCAATGCTGATTTATATGTTACGGTAAATGAAGATGTGGACTTATCTGGTCCTAGATACAATTTTGTTATATATCAAGTAGGGGGTGGTGATGGTCAGATTACCGATTATTACACGATGTATCAACCTATCATTAAATCTAAAAGATTTGCTACTAAAGTCACTATTAATAGTAGCACAGTATTATATGGCGGCCAAACAGCTCCAATTACTGATGGCGCAACATCATTTACTGTACAACTACAAAATCCGTTTTTAGCTGCTGCCATGTCCGCTAGAGGAGGAAATGCTGAATCTGTTCTTTATCCTCCGTCTGGTAATTTACAAAACACCTATATTTTTTCTAATAATGGAACTACAAAGATTGGAGATCCTCAACGAGGAGATGAAACAGCTGCTGTTACTCTAAATTTTACTCAAAAATTTAATTCACATAAGCTATTATTTAAAATACCACCATTACAATCCATGGGCACTTTAACGGAAGGGTTCTTTGACCCGAATAAGGGCTTGATTGGTTCTGCAAACGGTAAAAGTCCTATTAGTGGAAATATTCTTTATACCAATGAATTAACAAATGCTGATTTTCCTACTGGCAAAGTTTTTTATGGCAACATTAATAATAGAGTTATAAATGTTATAAATAGTTTAAATGAATTTGATTATCATAAAAAATTAAGATTATATATTCAATCTAATAATAAATGGTATAAATATACTGGTTCTAATATAGGTTGCTTTCTTGTTAATAATATAAAATATCCCGGATCTCCTTCTTTTTTTGAATATAATACAGAAATTAATACAAAAAACTTGCCTGGATTATTATTAACTCCTGTTCGTAAACATATCAACTTTAGTTTTATCAAAAATTCAAATTGGAACAATTCATTTCCGTTGTATGACGAACAAACGCCGTTTCCTTTTTCAAAAAATATTTGTAAAGTAGATCCATCCTCAGATTATGAGATTCGCATACCTGGGATAAGAGCATACTTTTTGATTCCGGAACAAGACCCAGCTATTCAGACTAATTTAGCGTCAATGGACGATATATCTCTTTTTGTAGCCCCCAGTAATTTTAGTTATGGAACCACTATTGTTTTTAATGATAATACACACTGGATATGCATTAAACCGACACAACCAACATTAAGATCGTCTTATATATATTCAGAATTTTCTTATTTAGATCATTATTTTAGCGATACGCATATTGCGTTTGATAAAATTAATAGACAAGGATATGTATATAATACTAAAAAATCCTGTTCATATCCTATTACATTATATTCAGATACCACCTTAATTAGTAGTTCTAATACGATTTTAGAAAAAAGCATATATGTTTCTTATAAAAACAAAAACGGTAGTCAAGTTAAAAATTTTAACACAGACGACGTATATATGCAACCGTACACGCTTTTCAAACTACAAAATTCTGTTCCACAAAATGTTAGAGTATATAATATCTTTCCCACAACAGGAACATCGTTAGTACTGGGACAAATAAGTGCCCCAATAGCAGAAAACAATCCACTACTCAATAATAGTTATATTCCTGGAAAATGGGGAGATGTGATTAACTATAATGGAAGACTAGTTGATGCAATTGTAGACGCTCAATATCCTATAGAGGATATATATCCAAAGTCTACGTATAACAATTTATTCCAGCAAATGATTATTAATAATCATTCTAAAAAACATATATATAAAATTACTGATGCTGCTAATACTGTTTCACTGGTGACAGGCACCAGAGACAATGGGCCAGAAAATATATATTATAGTATATTACATAAATATGGTATAGGCGATAATTCTAAAACCTACACGATAGATTCTGATAAGTATCATAACTTTATACCTTTAATAGATCTTAATTTACTTAATATTTCTGTACCAACAGATCCTTCTTTGCCTAATAGTGGAACTATTAATGTTAGTAATGTTACATATACTTCTAAGCCGGACGAAGGATATGAGCCTTATGGAGATGGTAAGTTCTGGATAGATTTTCCTTCTGGCGCTTCTATGGAAGGAACATTTGTACCAGCATCAGATTTTTATACAGAAACTCTCCGTATAGATCAGCCAACATTTTGGCTTAATAGTACAACACAGTCTACTAGAGAACTGACTCCAAATGTTACATATAGACGAAGATTTTCTCCTAATAATATTACTAATTATAATGCTAGTAGTAGTGCTGCTGTTTTTGATAACTCTTCGTCTTACGTTATGACTAATGTAAATAGAAGACAACCGTTTTGGGTCTACCCTATTTATGGAGATCGTGACGATGGTACTTGTGACAACACTGGATGTTTTGGATCTAATGATCATGGCTTAGCTAAAGCTGCTAATTTAGAATTAAAAGCAAATTATAGAATTGCTTCAAACTCTACACAGACTATTGGTGGTGGTTCTATTAATTATGCGTTGGCATACGATGCTGGTATCTATAATATAATAGGTAATGATTCATTAGTAGAGATCAAAAGATTTTCTTTAACAACCAATAATAGTATTGATAATGTATCTGATTCATGTTCTTCTGCTTTTATTTTACCCTCAAATTATAGATTAAATTCTTCTTCTCCTGTATTCCAAAGTACAATTCTAGACACTAATGTTAGCACTCCATTATCTTATCCTATAGATAGTGTTGCTAATGAAATGTTATTTAGAATTTTATATGGACAAGCACAGTACGTAAATAAACAAATGTATTTTATTGATAATTTAATATATAATAAACAAGATATTATTAATTATACTGATCCTAGAATAACAGCAGAAGATATATATTCTCAAATTTTATATAATTATGATAAAGCAGCTACTTCTAATTTTAATTTAAATGGATCTTTTACTATAAACGGGGTTGCTTCTATTGGATCAACCACAACACTATCTATAGATGATTTAACCATTACCATTGTTATAGAAAATCGTTCTGGTAATATTTATGCTGTCGCTACAAGCAGTATATCTATACCATATTTTGGTAATAAGTTAGAAGTTCTACTATACTCTGGTGTAACCACCTCCTCTTCTTATGTTATATTGAATGTGGCTCCAGACGCAGACCCGCCACCACCTGCTCCACCAGATAATAATACTAGTATAGTTTATCAAGGAGAATGTCTATATTATGATAGTTATCAATATTATCAACTAGCCTTTGCTTATGACTCATCGAGTCCGCCTAATCTGCAAAATATAGTGTCTTCTTCTACTAGCTGCGGAATTGGTTGGGGTAATGCTTATGGAGAGGCGGGTGCTGGACAACCAGGAGATTGTTGTTGTGGTCCAGCCGGTCCGTGTGGCGGAGGATGCGTTGCTCTTAGTGTGACCAGCTGGGGCCCAAATCATCTTAGACAATGTGTTTGTGGTCAACCACAAGTTGGTTCTGTTGGATTTATGGCTCCTTTCACAACGCAAAGAACGCCTCCGTGTAATGGATTAGGGTATTCATACGGTATAGGTTCTGGACCATGCACATCATTTGATGTTGGTTATTGTAGAAAAAATAATTGTCAAACATGTGATGAAACGCTTCAAGAAGAAACATCTGTCAATTTTGAATATGACTGGCAGTATTGTAGAACTAATTTTAATTTATTTGGACATATCTATAGGCAAGTTCATCAATTCGATGGTTCTCCAATTATAGTACAACCAAGACCACCCGATTGTTATACTAACTTTTTTGATACTGGATATGATCAATGTGGTAATGTTGAGCCAGGAACAACGGTTGTACGAACAGAAACAGCAAATTGTACAACATATCCTGTTATGGGCCTTACAAGAGATCAACTAGATAATTTAAGAAAAAATAATATGTTACTTGGTGTTACTCAAGCAGTTGGTTATGTTTGTTCAGATCAAACGAATGGTTATGTTCCACCAACACCAACCACCGTATGTATTCCTGTAGCTGGAGCAGGGGGTGAGTGCCAGGACGGTTATAAAGGATGTGTGTTTATAGGTTGTCCAACCCCATTTAGTAGCCTTAATTCATCAGGGGGTTGTTCGACAGGAGACTGTGATTTTTGTTATACTCCAGAATCTTCTTATACAGCCCCGTGCGACGATATTGATAGTGGGTTTGAATATCCTTCTGGTAAATGTGATGAATATTGTCATTTTTGTGGGGTTGGCCGTACTGGTAGTCATAATATTTTATCAAAAAATAGACTATATTTATCAACAACAACCACAACTAATTCTCCGTATAATCCTTTGTGCGCTAGTTCATTATGTACGATCTCTTATAGTAGTTCGGCTATCACATTGACCATTGGCGGAAAAAGTATGTGTTTTAGTCGAACACTATTAAGATGTCCAAGAATTAGCATTAATTCTACGATGTCGCAGCTATCTTTAATAGACAATATTGAGAGCAGTTGTGATCAGTGCTTATCATCTGCTCTAAAAGTTTTTGTTCCTGAACAAAGACAGGCATTTGTCACCAAAACCGAATCTCGCAGATGTTTATTAGCAACATTTACTTCTTGTAGCGTCAATAATCCAGGTGTGGTAGGTGGTGGGTGGCAATCTTTTTACAATCATGCTTCTTGGGCTCATCAATGCGGAGGAGGAGAGGTTGAATATGGGTGTGGTCAGCTTGGTAGTTTAATGTATGGAAACGACGATCTATTATTCAACGTGGTCTATGAGTGTTTAAAAGGCTTATCCTGTAGTATGAGTAGTACGATTGCTGGCTATGAAGTACCAGAAACACAGTGGCGTCTTGCAAATCAGATGAGAAGCCGATACCAATACTTGGCTAAGGGAAGTAGCCATATTCCTACTGAAGATATTATAGAAGGCGTAATCCCTGGTTCTGTTAGTGATGTGATAACAGAAAGCTTTAATAGTGGAGGAGCAAGCATAACCAGAACCGGTAATATTGTTAATGATGTTTCTACAACACATGCTTTCTATTTTACATATAGCTATATTAGACCGGTAACAATACAAGATATAATGCGTAATGACAATAATATTATATGCACTGCTGATAATCTTTACGTTAGTAGTAATAATACCTCTCATCATTGTTCAAATGTACCATTTCCTAGTGCGTATGCTTCTAATTTAGCCCCATATCAAGCTTATCTATTTACTGTGAATCGAACGGGTAATATTGAAGGAGCCTCATATACTCATACGCATCCCACATATTATCAGGCATCTAATTGCGATGGTGGTATTTCTTGTTATTATAGACATAAGGTATTTATTTGTGGCAGCGCAGATTTTTGTTGTATGTCTGATTTAGGCGTAACAAGAAATGAAGGTATTGATCTTTCCTGTAGTACTATTAATGCTCCTTTTTCATCATAGGATTAATTATGAGTTTATCATTTTGTAATTTTGAGGATACCGGTAAAATATTTCGTGATAAAAAAATTTATAAATGCTCGTATTGTGGATCTCAATTAGCTTTAGAAGATCCTACAATTAATATCATATGTTTTAAAAAACATAATGAAGTAATGACACAAATTGAAAACGAAATATTACCTAAACAACATAAAGTTTTAAATCTTCATGCTGAATCAGAAGCACAATTTAAAGCATTGGTCTCTCAACAAGTAGATCTCGAAAGACAACCAATCCCAGATATGCAGAACATGCCCACACCAACAGAACCATCTGATATTATGTGCAGCAAAGAACAGATAGATGAAAGATTAGATATTTGTCATAAGTGCGAACATTTTAAAGATAGTTCTTGCTTATTGTGTGGGTGTGTAGTTGTTAGAGATAAAAACTTTAATAATAAACTAGCACATAAGAGACACGCCTGTCCAATCAATAAGTGGGGTCCTATTATAGATAGTCCTAGTAACTAAATCTTGTTACTTCTTGTACGCTATTACCTATTATGGCAACTACATTAAAAGTTTCTATATGGTCTCCGTTTTTCACCCTAACTAAAACAGGTACTTGTCTATTTCCTGTCCAAGATCTGAAAAAATGAATTCCCACCATAAAAGAACCCCTAGGATAGGATTTATGTGGCCAAAATATATTTTCTACTGGTTGATTTACTAAAGCAGTATTATTGGCATTCATATCCACGTCCAGCATACCACCACCGGTACCAATTCGTCGTGTCCAATTAATTATATCTAAATGACCATTAGTATTTACTATCACATGTAAATCTATATCATCTATAGTGTCCCAGGCTATAGATATTTGAATGTCTCCTGTTTGAGCACCAGCCTCCGTTAGTCTTTGGGAGATTCCAGTTCCTGCTCTGTTTATAGGTCCAGAGCGACCACGAAACATATTAGCAGTTTTATTTTGTGCCAATAGTCCAGCAGAGGTTGTTTTGATTAGATCCTCTAAAACATTGGTTTGTGTTTCTTGCGCCGGCGCGTCTGTTTCTTTATCGATACTTGCCGTCAAAGAACTATTGACAATAGCAGTTAGACTTTCTATGGGAATACTTTCAGATAATAATTTTCGATTATCTATATTCTCTGGATTATCAAGACTGATGGTTTCTAAATCAACAGCGGTGTTGTTTATAGCCTCTACTATAATAGAAGACGATTCTATAGGATCGTGGTTTTCTGGTACAGATTCAGCAGAAAAGCTTGATATATCTACTATAGTAGCTTCTAAATTTGGCTCGATAAGATCTTCGCTGGAACTAAAAGATAAACTAACAAGAATGGGCTTATCTGTAACAGGAATTTCATATATTAAAGACAAAAACAATAAGAAAAAAGTATGAAAAACCAAACTGGTTATAAAAGAATGTAATTCTATTTTTTCTTCTTTTGTAAATTGTCGATTTTCTGTTACTTTTTCTTTTTGTTGTTTTCTGTTTCTTGTTGCTGAGGAGCCCATTTGTGCCAACCTTTGTTTGGTAACCAATTGCCTTCATCGTCCTTTCTTTTTGGAAACAAAGTTCCACCTTTTTTGTGTTGTCCAAATGCGAGTAGTGCTCCGCAATCAACACATCTTAATTCATAATAGTCGTTGCCTTCTACATTCCTAACCACAAACCGAAGATTATTACTACCACATAGTCCACATTTTTCTTCAGCAAAAATTTCTTGGATGATAGCTAATTCTTTAAAAATTTCTTTTTGACCGGCGCCTTCAAGTTCGAATTCTAATTTATCGCCTACTTTATATTTTACTTTCATGGCTATTTCCAGGTGTCCTGGTATCCTATTAGTTGCTCTGGTATATTGGACATATTTTGCTGATAGTGGTTCAGTTTTTGAACGGACGAAACAGCGTGTTCATGCTTAATATTATATATCGAATCATAGGTAATGTCAAGCTCATCAAAAAGTTTGGTTACATTAATATTTAATCTTTTAGCAATAACATCTATAAAATTAATTTGATTAGAGCTAATTTTTGTAACCGTTAATCCGTCAACATTGTCTTCTACAGATTCTGCCAGTTCTTCAGCCGCAACAACTTTCTTAAGTCTTAATGCTCTTCTCAAAGCTCTTCCTTCTGCTCTGGTTTCTGCAACGGCGACGGGATGATTACGGAAAATCTTATCACAATTGCCCCAATACACATCCGCTGAGCCGTCTACAGTCAATAGATTTAAACCTTCTGGGTCGGCTATACCAGGATTTAAACGAAATGTTAGAGAATGACAAACCGTTGCTCTTTTTTCGTTCTCTGGAGACGGAGATTGAACGATTTGAGAGGTTGATGATATTATTCTAGCCTCCATAGCCAGCTCAAATACTCGTCTTAAACCATCGGTTGTAGGATTTCCCATTATTTTTTCATCATCGGATAAAAGACCTAGTACATAATCTGTCCACTCCAAATCAGTAATCTTTGGATTAGAAGTAGTTTTCATATCTTGTGTTTCTATTTCCGACTTATCCTTTTTAGCCATTTTAATCCTCTATTTCTAGAATGTTCGAATTAGCGAAAGCCTGTTTATTATCTAATAGTAGTTTTAAAGACATATATACTTGATGTGCTCTAGCATTTGAAAAATCATGTATCTGTTTTATTCTTATTAATTTTAGTCCTTTTCCAATGATCAAACCAGATTTTTTTCTATCATACTTTTGATTTTTTGCTAACGATTCTTCTCCCCAAACTGGAAGAAAATGAGAAGGTCCATCGATCTCTATCGCAATATTCATAGTAGGCAGAAACAGGTCAAGTTGCAACTTGGTGTTTGATAAAATCTGTTCTTTGTGAAATTCAACTTTATAGTTATCATTAATTAGACATTTTAATAAATAGTGTTCTAGTTTAGATCCTGTTTTGCTTGTTGTTCGAACCGCTTGATTAGCAGCAATTAGTCTTTCTTGTTTTTCATCTTCGCTAAGGCTATTCCATAAGTGTTTTGCTTTTTCTTTTCTCGTTTTTTTGGTTCCATCATCCATATTCTCCCACTGTTGAATAATGCTTTGTCCAATTTTTGTTTTTGTGGATTCAGATCTTTTTGTTCCTTTGGTTGGATGTTTGTGTTTTCCTGTTTTTAATGCGTTTTTTTGTGCTAGGCTTTTATCTCTAATTTGTATTTTAAATTTAATAGCGTCTCTTCTAATTTTATTAGGATATGTATGATATAGCTCAGCAATTTCTTGAAAGCTTTTATTTTCTTGCAAATAAAGCTTTTGTAATAATTTTTTTTTGCCACTTTCGTCATATTCGTTGTATAACATTATTAACCTCTTTATAATTAAATTTATCTATTTTGGCTAGAGGTGGTTTCCAGCAAATATCGAGCAACTTAGCAATATCATCATTTCCTGCTAATGTTTCAAATTTATTATTTAAGTATATATTATGCCACATCATATACGGAACATTTGAACGCTCCGCCCACTCAGGTGTTTGCATATATAAAATCTGTTTATCTGGACCAGGAAAAGTTTGAGTCAAAAACGCGCTTTGTGTATCAAACAAGAATAAAATACCTCTAAAGTATTTTGCATGATTGGCTGATAATATATAATATTTTTTATTTGAATCCAGAAGCTGGAAATAATTATTAAATATTACAATATGATCATATGGTCTCAATTCACATAGTTTATTAATATTCTCAACAATATATCTGTGTTCCTCAATTTGTTGATTAATATTTGGTAGATAAAATCCTATATTCATATTATAGTCCTAGGTATGGTATAAGTTGTTCTTTCATAAAATTAGAAACACGATATTTTTCATGTGTTTTTGTAAACTGATTGGATATCTGATTATGCTTGATTTGTTCAATAAAATCATGGTTTCCGTCTAACCATAAAGTATTAGTAGCGGCTGTTTCTAATTCAAATTCACGATCAATATCAACAAAATAAGAATAAGTATTGAGCACATAATTTAAATCCTGTTCGTTATATATACCTATATTTTGCGGATGTTTAAATTCTGGATTATTAAATAATACTATTGGATATTCACATTCATTTGGATATATGTAGGACTCTAGTATGGTTTTATTTTTTGTATTATCATTAGATAAAGAGACTGCAACTTTATTATTTTTTATAATATCTGGGATCATATAGTATATGGTATCATCATATAAATAATCAAATGTCAGAGCCTTGCTGTTGAATTGTGTTGTATTGTTTTTGACAACGAAAGAGCAGTTTGTTTGTGAAAGATAAGAAACAAGATTGGGATTTTCTATGATAAGATCTATATATAATATAATTTTATGTTTATTATGATAATTTTCCACATAGTTATGAATTTCTTGAGTATACTCTATAAAAGGATACAACAAAATATCTGGTTTAAAAACATAAGTAGTATCAAATATATTATTATGTAGATTGCTAATCTGTACAGAAATAGATTCGCTCTGTAGTAGAGATAAGTGCCTTATTAAAGACCTGTACTGTCTATTGCCGTTGGAATGTACTAATATTTTTTGCATATAAACTCTTATCTAATTTTATGTTTATCTTTTAATCCAGTAATTTTAATAATATTACTTGTTTTATTATTATATATAGCTTTAATATTTAATAGTTGTTTTTCAATTGTGGTATTGATAATCTCAAATAAAAACATATTATCATAATACAAAAGATCCATCTGTGAATACATTTTTTTAAGATCATCTATAGTAAAATAAACAGCTTCCGCCCAATATTTATCTCCTAAATCATAAAACAAATGTTGAACATAATTGTCTTCATCTATAAAACAACCAATATTATATCTGGGTGTTTTGATTTTTTTATCAATCAATATCCATGATTCTTTTGTCGAATAGGTTGGCAGTTTTTTTATAATACTGTTACTATTAAAGAATAAAACACCGTTTATGTTGTGATTGTTTTGTAGAATTTTTGTTAATGCCAGTTTAAAAGCATAGCCTTGATTTTTTTCTATATACTCTATATTGCTTATAGTATTATCTTCTGTTATTAGATTATATTCTTTAATTTTTTTAATAAGCTTATCTTCTTCAAAGCCCAATAGAACAAAGATATTTTTACTATGTATTGCTCCTTTTATATATTTAACACAATAATATATAAGCTCCTTGGTTTTGTTGCTCGATTTCAATAGGCCAATAGATCCATAAGATTTCATGCCTTTTGTTATTTCGTGTGCAAAAATACAACAAGCTATTTTTGTCATAGTGTTTTTGTTACAGTAATTACTGTATATATGTGTTCAATGTAATTTTTTTGTACTACTATATTTGGAAAAGATGAAAAAGCTTCTACGATCAGAGATTCTGTCCATAAAGAATTTATATCTTTAATAATATCCGATATTTTTTTTGCATCTATCTCATTTTTCAGAATACGACTGGATAGCATTGTAGCATTAATACATTTAAATGTAGCCGTACCATCAAAGGCTAGTTTTGACAAAATAGCCTTAAACACATCTAGTCTTTGCGCAAATTCTATCTTATCAAGACATTCACAAATAATATTATTAACAAATCCATTAATGACATTATTTAGGTCTTGAATTTTTATATTTTGGTAGCCTTCTATAGATCCGCTATCGTCTATGATTAAATTAATATTCCTATTCATTTGGTATATACCTCGTGGCTAATATCGTTAATAATTTGTTTTAGAGTTTGTTTAAATGGTTCAAAGGGATATTTTTCTTTTACATATTCAACTTGTTCTTTAACGTCCGGCTTAGAAGAAGACAATTCTTTAATCGTTGATATAATATTATCATTAAGATCAATATGATTTATAAAAGGCGATATTACCGGATTATTTTTTGTTGTAATGGTTCTACATCCGCAACATAAAGCCGACATTAGATTAACTAGATAATTATCTGATATGTCTAAACATATTTTATGTCGGTTAAAAAGATAGTTAAGTGTTTCTAAATTAATTTTTGTATTTATTAATGTGCAAGACATTCCGTTTTGTTCTAGCGCAAACTTTAATTGTTGTGTTACTGATCCGTAATCAAATATAGCAATGTCTTTTCTTTGTTCGAAGTCAGATGATGACTGAAAATGTTCTACAGGTATTCCAATTTTTGTTAGAATAGATTTATGATTAGACTTAAAAGACTGGAATGAGTTTTCATTAAGATATAATTTAGTATGATTATTTAATTTTTGCTGTATAATATGTTTATCTTCTTTTTTGTAGGCTTTAACTTGATCTATTATAAATAGAATAGGAATGTGCATACCAGCAGATATAGTATCATTGATATGTTTTTCAATATTATGAGTCATTAAAAAATGGTAATTATATAATCCAATATGATTATTTGGTAGATTAATTACATTATCAACATTAGTAGCATAAGTATTATTTTCTAAGATAAAATAATTGTCATCTGTTAAATATAAAAAATTATCCAATAAACTATTCTTAGGCTCGTACACAATATTTTTTTGTAATACTTTTGTTGATGTCGTACGAAATACCGTGTTGTCTATCATGAAGCTTAACTGCATAATTGTTGTCCTACGTTCGAATAGGAATATTGATTAATTTGATTTGAACCAAAGTTCTGTTTTTCCTGGTACATTTTTCTATCGTTCTTGTACATATTATAAACCTTTTGCATGGTTTCTATAAGACTACTGATTATTGGAGTTCTCCATGAGTATTTTGCATTGAATAAATCGTAGTCTTCTGGTAGTGGTGGCTTACCAAGAACCACTGGCGAATTTTCTGATTTAACAATAAATCCACCCTTTTCTCCTCCAACTAAATAATCTAAGCCAGTATTTTGTAATACAATTGGTGTTTTGCCAAGATACGATGCTATCAAAGTTTCTTGATCAAAATTAGAACCGCTATTAATATTAACAAAACAATCACAACTATTATGTATACCAATGATTGTATCTTGATTAAAATTATCTGTAAAAACTATTTCATTTTTAAATACTTTATTGGTATGTAAGCTACTTTTAATCTGTTGTGCAAGTTTTTCTATATTGTTTTTTATGGTAGATGATTGGTTTGAAGCATCAGAACTTGGAGCTATAATTAAAGACACCCTATCTAATTCCGAAAAAGCTAAATGAAAAGCAGTAATTAATAAGTGCAAATTAGATCGCTCATCATGATTAGATCTAGAATAAAACTTAAAAGATGAATCTATGGCAGAAGGAAATTTTATCAAGTTAGATTTTTGCAATGGTGGTATTTTTTCTAAATCCATGGGTTTTGGTATAACTTTTACGGGCTTGGTTATACCACCATTAGTTAGAGCTTTTTTTTCTGGTTCTGTAGACACATAAATTTCATCTAGTCTATTAAGTATTAAATTGTTATATACTGACTCGCCTTTACTAAATTCAACGTTAACAATTCCGATATTTTTCTTTGCTTTTTGACTATTATGAAAAGAAGAGGTCAGACCGTACTGTAAAAGAACGTCATATTCATCGTATGTTGAGTGTTCGCATTTTAAAATGTCATTATCAATATTGGTTTCCACCATATTCGTATAGTATATTGGTCTAGTAGACAAAGCTATATTTGAATTTGTTAACATAGCTTTTATATAGTCTCTAGCTTCACGACCCCAAGAATCTTGTTGACGATAGGTTCCTATAAATAATACTTTTTTCATTTTAAATTCTCTTTCATAGCTGCATAGCTAATAAAATCTTCTTTAGAAATTTTATCTTCATTAGCTAAAGCTGTCATAGCTATATTATGATTTTTTATCAAATTATTAACAGTATTAATAACATGTTCTAGATTGTACGGTTGTGTTTGTATACCATTGATAGTAAATCCATAAACACTATCTTTAATCATATTTAGTAACATGGTTGAGGTCATTAGTGGATGATTACCCATTTTACGAGACACAATAGACATAATCTGTTCTGACGGAGCAAGATCTTTAAATTGATCCAGTTCTTGAGGATTGATTTCCGCTATTTGTGGTAAAATCTGATCCCACTTTCCTTGAAGATTAGATAGTTTAACTGAGTCTAAATACTTTTCCCATTTCTTAGCAATATCATCCCAGTTGTATCTTGCTTCTGTCAATTTGCGGGTCTCATGTCTTTTTTGTTCTTGTAAAAATTCTGGTAATTCTATAAAGTTTTTTAATATTTCTAACAACGACTCATTATCAGGATAGACTCTAATAGCTTTTGTTTCTAGTTCTCTAAAAAATTGATTAACTTTTATTGGATATGCTTTTAAATATTGTACAATATCTTCCATAGCGCTATAGTTAACAGAAGCTATGGGAACACCAGCAGCACCAGCTTCTACTTGGGGCATACCAAACCCTTCACAAATGGCATATTGAGTATAAATATCCATAACATTATATATAGTATTTAGTTCTTGTTGACTAATACCATTACTAACATTTGGCATACTCATAGACATTTGTCCGCATCGGGGGCATAATGCTAATGGATGCTGATAGAGAGAAGGCTTATAGAATTTGCAGTTTTTGCAAGAATACGTGAATAGGACCTTATTTCCAATCTCGTATTCTTTAAGAAAAAGAGGAAGATCCCATCCAGCATCCGGATAGCTTGTGTGTAGATAAAGAAAAGTTTTATCGGCTTTGGGATGATTAGTCTCTTTTAGGTACTTAATAAATTCTTTGAGAGCAACAAAAAGTTCTGGTATGAGTTTGCGTTTTTGGTTTCTCATCACCGAACCTATAACAAAGGCTTCTGGATCGATACCAAAAAATTGTCTTAGTTGTTGTCTGGATTCTTTGGGTAAATATTGAAAGTTTTGTAGAGACACACCCGGAGATGTGGTGTCTATATATTTAATAGAATTATTACTCTGACGAAGAAGCGTATCTCTTCCAAAGTCAGAATATGTAAAAATAGCATCGGTATGAACAAACGTATCGATCCATTCTTCTTGTTGAGGAGCAGAGTCAACCGTTGGCATTAGGATCCAATGAAAATATGGTCTTAAGGGAGAAAACTGTTGATAAGCACTCATCCAGTAGTCTCTAACATCTATAACAATATCTGGCTTAAAGTCAATTAGAACCCTCTCAAATCTCCACTTACCAAACTGATTTTCCATCGAGCTATTATATTCTTGACTGCGAGGATCATTTCCTTCTACAGCATTAGCATAGTATTTCCAGTCTATCTCGATATCTTTTGGATCATTAACTTTACCATAACAGGCAAATTCTGCGATTTCATATTTGCCAGTTTGATGTAATCTAGACAGAATCTCTTTAGTATATGTTCCAAATCCAGAACTAAGAAAACTAGCTTCAGAAACCATTAATACTTTAAGTTTTTTACTCATTATAATCTTTATATTAGAAGAAATTATCACAGGTGGCCTTATAGGAAGACCACCCGTGATAATCACCATTATTAGAACGCTACAGGCTGACTTTCCTCTGCCTTGCTTGATAGCTTGGTTATCTTTGAAAAGTTATTAACTCTAACCTTCAAAGAATTATGCTTAACTCCATCCTTCTCCCATGAATCATTTCTGAGAGATCCTTCGACCATCACCAGATCACCCTTCTTGAATGAACGACCAATAATCTCAGCACCAGAATCCCATGCTTCACATGGAACAAAGGTTGTTATCTTATCCTTTTCTCCATTTGCCTTTGTATATTCGCGCGAAACAGCAATAGTAAAGTTGACCACCGAAGTGCTCTTACCATTAGTGTTGACACTACGAACTTCTGGATCACGAGCTAGATTACCGCGTAATATATTTATATTCATACTGATCTCCTATTGTTAGTTACAAACCAAAACCAAACACAATATATAATACCATAGCTGAGACAAAATGTCAAGTCCTTGGTATATAAGCCTTTTCAACAATCAAGCTGTCGCCTGTGTTGTTTTTTTTACCTTTGACAATAATTACATTATTATCAAATAAAATATTTCGATGTGTTTTATATGCGTCAGGAAAAAAGATTACACTATCAATACATCCATAACTATCAGATATTGAGACAAACGCCATTTCTGAACCAGGACTTTTTCCTGTTTTGGTTTTGGTTACACTGATACTTTCAATTTCTCCACATACAATTATATTATCCTTATTAAGAGTTGTTTTAAATTCTTTACAATTACAGTTAGTCATTGTAATATCATACATATCTACTTTGGAGCAAGTGATGCTACACCCCAATACCTCTTCTTCTGCATCAGATATCCACTCTGGATTGTCGTCCATAGAATACGGAGGAGAAAGAATTGCATGTAGAAAACTATTTAAAACATCTAGTCTTTTTTTTGTGATGCGTTCTTTATTTTTTAATAGGCTAATAATATCATATAAATTGAGCGTTAAATCTATTTTAGAACTTATATAATCTAATTCTGTTTTTGTAAGAGAACTAGCGATATCATATTCAAACATCATACTGCTTCTGGTCTTTTTTAAGAAAGATAATCCTCCGCTTTTTATTAAAGCTTTAGCAGACATAGAGTTAATTTTTAATAAAACACCAAAAAGTATTTGCGGCCAAGACATTGTATTAAGATCTATATTATTATTTTGAACAATATCAGTTAGTTTCTTAAATACAGAATCCCCGAAACCCTTGATATCTGTTAAACCAAAATGTATACAATTATTTTTTAGAATAAAAAATCTGTTAAGATTTCTTAAGTCCGGGACGCAAACGGATATATCCATTTCACTAGCGTTTTGTACTAATTCTTTAATTTCGGATTTCGGATCTATTTTGTCTTTAGCAAATCTCAGATATGAAGCAAAAAATATTTTAGGAAAATGAGCTTTAGCAAAAGCAGAGAGGTAAGCATTAACGGCATAGGATACCGCATGGCTCTTATTAAAAGAGTATCTTTGACTTTTTTCTATCCAGCTAAAAATTTCTTCGGATTGTTTGTCATCTACAATATTAAGCTTTTTGGCGCCTTGTATAAATTTTTGTTTTAATTTAGACATCTCTTCTGGCTTCTTTTTACCGATGGCTTTGCGAAGATTATCGGCTTCTTGAAGATCGAATCCGGCTATAGTTTTAGCAATTTCCATAGCCTGTTCTTGATAAATCATTTCTCCATATGTTTTTTCTAATATTGATTCTAAACACTTATGATAATAATCTATAGATTCCTGTCCATTCTTTTTGTCAATATAGTGATTGCTTACACTTTTACCATCTCTAATAGCTTCTAAGCATCCCGGTCTTAAGATACTAATTAAAGCCGATAGTTGTTCTATATTTGTTGGCTTTAATTTTTTTGCCATTGATCTACCTAGGCGACTTTCCAATTGAAAGCAGCCCTTAGTATTGCCATCAGAAATCAGATCCCAGGTTTTATGGCAATCAAAATTGATATCGTGATTAATAGGATCAAAATCTATTAATGGTTGATCTTTATTTTCGCCAATGACACTAAATGAACATCCACAAGAATACTTAAACTGTTTACTCATTTTTGATTAAAAGAATCCTTAAATTTTACTTTAGACCCCAAACTACGATGCAGCTTCATGAATCGAATCAAAACCTCAGCACAATCCTTAACATCTTTTAGAGCATCGTGCGCTCCCTCTTTGGATATTCCTAAATAATCTCTAAGATTATCCATAGAATAACTTTTTAGATCATTATTGTGCTCAAACCAATAAAATACTAGATTCATTACGTCTATAACATCTCTATTAAAAAATATATTGCTACATCTCTCTTTATCGATATTTCCATATTTCTTGCTTAGTCTGTCTATAATTTTAAGATCGAATCTATGAATATTATAGCCAGCAGCGATAGGTGCGCTAAATGCACTTTTTTTACTTGATCTACTATGATATTTAAGTAAATATTCTGTAAACATTTTCCATGATTGTTGTTGTGGGGGATACTTCTTCCACAAATCTAAAACATCTTGTTTTGCACAGCCCTTTACTTTCGCATGAAAGTCTAGAATATCTGTTTGGTATTCATAGCTATCATTATTGGATAAAACTTCTGGTTTAAAGTTTATATTGAATTCCGAGTCTGGAACGACCTCCAGAGAAATTGGGTCAATGATTATTGCAGCAATTTGTACTGGGCTACACTCTGTTGGATCGGATCCATCTGTTTCAAAGTCAAAAACACAAATCTTATTATAGTTAATCATGAATTTTCTACTACATTAACCTCTGTTATAGGAACTACCATAATTTTTTCATTAGTTGATTTATTAATAGCGTTAAGAACCTTGCAGCAACTAACTCTTTCGTCGGTGATACGTTCATGTTCTATATTGTCTAGTACAAATTTATCACCAACTTTAAGTTCGTGAAATTTCATATTTATGCTCCTGTTTTTAGAAGTTGTTGAATAGTCATAATTTTATCTAACATAGCAACACCTAGAATATCAAACTTAATAATTCCAATAGATTCCAAGTCCTGCATCTCCATACCGGCTATCATTTGATCGTTTTTAGAATCATACACCATAGGACATATGTCTTTTAATGGATCGGAACTGATGGCAATACCAGCCGCATGTTTTGATTGATTAGACTTTGTACCCTCTAATCTAATAGCCTGCTCAAAACGCTTGGCAAGTGGACCTTGTAACTCATCATTATCATCAATCCAACACCATTCTTTTAGCTTATCCGAATTATTCTCTAGTGACCAGCGTATAATCGATGCTTCTCCTGTTTCTTCTTTCATTTCTTGTAATTCATCGGCAATCTTTGCTTCATCTGGTATGTGTTTTGTAATTTGGTTCATTTCATCAAAAGAAATATGACCATATACTCTTAAGACATCTTTTAATGCGCCTCTACCTTTGATAGTATTAAACGTTATCATTTGAGAAACTTTATTATTACCATATTTATCTTTAATATATTGAATAACTTGTTCTCTCTTATCTATTGGAACGTCAACATCAATATCTGGCATAGATATGTGATTAGCACTATTACGACCAGCATTATAAAATCTATCAAACATTAGATTATATTTAATAGGATCAATATTAGTAATCCCAATAAGATAAGATACTAAACATCCAGCAGCACTTCCTCTTCCGGGACCAGGAAGCCAAGCATGATTTCTAACATGGTTTACAATATCTTGAACAATTAAAAAATAACTAGACAAATTAGCGCCCTGTAATACGCTCAATTCATATTTTATACGATCCACATAAATAGACTGATCGTTTTCTGATATATGATTTGCGATTTTATTTTTCCATCCATCACGACACAGTTGTCTCAGGTATTCTGCATCTGTGTATCCAGCTGGACAACTAAACGGAGGCAGATGAGGTTTACTAAGAATATCATATTCTTCGCACATAGAATCTACATAATTGGTATTCTCTATCTCTTCTGCACTATGTAAATTAGCAATTTCTTCTTGTGATAATATATGAAAATTATCTGACATAAAAAATGCGCTTAACGGAACTTCCTGATTGTTAGCTATTTTTCTATTTATTTCTGGAAATGTAGTTTTAAGATTATTACACAATAGTATTCTTTGATCAACAGCATCGGACTTACGACAATAGTGAGCGTCTGGAGTACAGATAACCTTAGTGTTAGTTATTTTTCCTAGTTGTCTAATGCAATCAGACAGTTCTACTTGTAGTGGGATATTATCTTTGTCCATTAATTGTGATTCTAAGAAAAAATTATCTTTACCAAAAATATCGTGAAAAGTATTGATATACTGTTTTCCAATATTACTCCAGTCTCCCACTATTTTATCATTATCAACTAATTTATCTGCTAGAGTAGATCCTAAATGACCACATATGCCAATAATATTACCGTCAATAAGATTTTTAAGTCTTTTAAGATCAAGTCTAGGCTTATGATAATAAAACTCAGGACGATTTGATTCGGAAACTATTTGTATTAGATTTTTCCACCCCTTAAGATTTTTTGCTAATACCAAAAGATGACTAAGAGACTTATTGGTTTTTTCTTGAATACTTGCGTCTTCATTACATATATATAGTTCACAACCCAGAATGGGTTTAATACCATTTTTTTTCATTTCGGTATAAAACTTGATAGATCCAGCGATATTACCATGATCTGTTAAAGCACAAGATTTAACATTAATTTCTTTACATCGATCTGCGATTTGACTGGGCTTTGATAGACCGTCCAAAAGAGAATACATTGAGTGAACATGTAATGGTATATATGATGGCATGGTCATGCGCTTCCTGGTGCTTTGTATTGTCCTACACTATATCCTGCTTTTGTATATTCGTCAACCACCGTATTAAAACCTTTAACATCAATATCATGATGTATTTGTTCACATTTTGTCATGAAGCGACCCTTTTGAGTAACTTGATGATCTCTATATTCTATAATCGGTAAATATTCGGTATTCTCAAAAGTTGTTTTTCCAAAGTGACATAATTTACCACATTTCCATGATTTATTTTGTTCTGGATTATATGTGTTTTTTATGGTTTCAAATTTATGTCGTAGCATCATTTCAACATCATATATTTGGGGTCTGTCAAAACACACAGAGAATACTCCGCCGTCGTTAATAAAATTAATAGAAATAATAATGTGTTCTATATCAGGATATAAGTGGTGCGTAGCATAAAAATATATCATTAATTGAGCATCTCTATGTAGTTTACTGAGAGTCTTTTCTTCTCCAGTGGCCCAATCTAATCTTCTTCCGGTTTTCCAGTCTATTATTTCAATAGTGTTATCGTTTACTTTAGTCATTAAGTCTATGGTTCCTTTGATCGCTAAGTTTCCAGCAATAAAACCATCTGTTGTTTTATAATTATAAGCAGCCCAATCTTTTTTTATCTCTATATCAAAATGTTGTTCAGAACTAACTATTTCTCTATTTCTAGGATCAAACATTCCATCGTTATATTCTAAGGCTTTATAAACCCACTTTCTACAATCTCTAAGATCTAGGCTCGTCCACTCATGATGAGTAAAACGAGATGTATAGTAATCATAAACTTGATCAATGATTTTTTCTAAATCATAGTCAGCAATACTTACTTGGTTCATTATATCGTCATAAAAATATGGCCTACCAAATTGAGTATTTAATTTAATTTCTGCAAGTATTTCGAAAACTTTGTGACATATTGTTCCTTTATCTGCTTTTTTATTGGACGGTGATTTATGTCCTAAATTATATTCAATAAAGTATTGCATTGGACACATAGAATGTGTACCATACGAACTACTGCGAAGATATGTAATTATAATGGTAGTATTCCTTTGTTTGTAAGAAATTCATAAATTAATTTATTTTGTTCATTGACCGATAGTGTTTGATTATTTATAACAAGATCAAAATTTGATTGGTCGTATAAGTTTTCATCAAGAGCTACTTCACTAGCATGATCGGAATTATATGGATTTCTATTTAGCTTAATTACGACACCATCACACGCTTTCACAGCATCAACTTCATTAGGAAATCGACAGTCAGCAATCAAAGCGAGCGTTGGTTTATCACGTAATATTTTTCTGATCGTTGCCTCTGACCAAACATTTTTTTGCATGTTCCTGAACATATCGGTACCAACCATTTGCATAACTTCTCTGGCAGACAATTGTTTATTATCCCAATAACAATTAACTAATTCATTCTTCTGGTCATCTGTACCATAGCACTGTTCTTTGGTCAAACCTAATATGTTCATACAAACATCTTGTTTCAAAGGGTCGGCAAAATTGTAAATCTTTACAGAATTAAAAGGCTTTAGTATACCATTAGCATAATTTTGTATAAATTCACACGAAGTTGTTTTTCCAGATTGTTTTCTTCCAGCAAAAGCTATAATCATAGTATTTTATCCAGTATAGGTTTAATTTCTTTATGAATCTCTTCTATAGACATTTCGCCAATATCATTTTTTGATATAGATGGCCTGATTATCCTATAGGTGTTTTTACATTTTTGATCTATTTGTTCAGCCGCTTTTTGGCCAGCTTCGTCATTATCGGTCAATATAACTATAGACATTGCTCCAGAAGAATCAAGAATAATTTTTTGTCTATCGCTTAGAGTACAGCCAAACATAGCGACACTGCTATGAATTCCTGCTTCTTCTAGTCTCCACACATTGCCTGGACTTTCTACTAAAATAACACAACCAGATTTTTCAATATGATCCCTAGCATACCAAATATTATATAGGGCATTCTGGCTTTTAAAGTTTAGGCTATGCTTCCACTTAGAATATAAATATCGTTCGTGTGGAGCCGGACAAGAGCGTTCAGAGCTGTGAAAAGACTGACAGGCATCACACTTAGAATATAGGCTTCTACCTGTACATCCAATCATATGTTGATGATTTTGATCATATATTGGAACAACAATCCTATTAGACATTTCTTTATTGGGCTTATCACACAACCCCACATCATACTTGTCGAGTATTTCTTTAGAGTATCCTCTGTCTAAGTAATATTTAGCCGGTATTACCAGATTAGATCTTATAGTTGGTCTAGTCACTAAATTTTGTATTGGGGATTCATTGTTTTTTAGATTGTTTATAGTTGTCGAAAATTTTTGTTTATCTTTTTCTGTTTTAGAAATATGTATATCTTTAAGATTTTTCTTGAGAAAACCCGTGACAAAATCTATGGTCTCATTGAACGAAACCACATCATCTCCGTCTTTGGACCATCCGTGTTCATGGTGAGATAAAATGCCTCTTATAAATCCTATAATAGAACCTTTGAATGTTTTTTCACAATTATGGGTTCTGCATTTCCAGTTGCCTCTATAAGAATCTCCTTGCACATATAAATTAATAGCGCCAGTATTATCTCCTCCGTGTATAGGACAACACATAGAGATCATTTTTTCATTAGATCTATATTCTAAGTGAAAATAGTCTAATAGCTCTTCTATATGATCACATAAGTCATCGCATAGAACCTTTAATTTTGACTGATCAATTGAACGGGATGTCTTGATTGATTTCTTCATTGTTTTCATCGATAATAAATCCATCTGAATGTTTAGATGTGTTGTTAACCAATTCTAGTCTAGTTTTTCCTTCTACAATCTTAGCACACCAGCCTTGCATATAACAATTAATATAATCATTATCGTCTAATCCTCCGCCATGTCTGCTAACTAATGGCACCAATTTTCTATTACCGTTTTCTGGTCCATCTTCTGATATTTCTTCTGGTGTTTTACGCTTAAAAATACTGAAATTACTACATAGCCATATAATTCTATCAGAACCACTCGCTGTATCTGTGCTTTCTTTTGTTATGCCGTCTCTATTAAGCTGAACAAAAGCTACCACAGGAACTTTATACTTGGAAGCAAAATTATGAAGAGCAGTCATCATAAACCCAAGAACTTGATATTCTTTAAGATCTTGGGTCATACCCTGCGTATCCATTAGCTTTAGGTAGTCATAGAATATAACACAGTCCTTTGCTGTGCCGTCTGCATTTAGTCCTACTTCTTTTACTATCCATCTTCTCATAATAGACAACTGATCTTCAAATGGTTTACCAGCAATAGATTTATAATAAAGCGGTGTTTCTTTTAACGACGCTACCGCATCCTTTACTTTCGACACCTTGCTTGGCGAATCTTGAAATTTTCCTGTTTCGATGTCATTAATTTCGATCTCTGTCATCATAGCTATTACTCGATTAATATGATCTTCCTTGGTCATTTCTGTATCCATATTTAATACAGGAATTTTGAGTTTATTTGCTATGTGAAATCCCATATTATCGGATAAAAGAGTTTTTCCGGTTTTGGGTCGAGCCGCTATAACATTAATTGTGCTTTTTCTTAAGCCTCCACCAATAGCTTGGTCGTAAACTGGAAATCCTGTAGGTATGCCAACTTGATCAATTGGACTATTAATAAGTTGATCTATATATTCCTCTAGTTTGTCTCCAATGGTTGCTGGGTTATTGTCTGTGTCATTTAACAAAGAGGAGAAGTCGAAAATAGCCTCTTCTGCTATACCCAGAATAGAACCGATAGTCTCTGATCCTGTAACTTCCAATAATTTATCTTGTGCTTTATCTAGTTGTTGTCTTAATAGTCTCGCTATTTCTAACTTACGTATTCTTGCTGCAAATTTTCTTACATTTTCTAAATGTACAGGAAATTCTAAAACCGCTCTTAGGTGTTGTGTTTCTTCTTTTTTTGCAAATACGTTAGCTAATCCAAGTTCTTCTGCCGTGGAAAAAATAATAGCAACATCGATGGACTGCGTTTGTTCTTGCTCAAATATTCTTTTTAAGCATTTATATATAATCTTATTACTATCTATGGTAAATGTAGATTCTTGAATCAGATCTGTTATTTCTAAATATGCAGTGTCCCCATATTTGCAGACACCGGCTAATACTGCTCGTTCTGCTGCGGTATCAGATAAAATCATCCTGGGCTCCTAGCGCAACTATTACACTTATATCTACTTGGAGAATCCGACAACATAGACGGATTAACAGAATCTTTTCTTCCACATACTCTACATACTACATTTATTGGATCAAAAGATCTTCTGTTTCTTGGGGTTGGAGAATGTACAGATAATGCTTGATCTATAGCCCTATCTTCTTGATGTAGTTTAGACTCCATCATCTCATCGAATCTATTGACGAGGTTTCCAGTTTTATTAACTTGTCTTGGAGAAACAGTTTTAATTATATTCGTTTGTTGTTGAGTGGATTGTGCGGGCTCATCATTTGGCTCAGATATAGTATCCTTTGTAAGCATAGCCTGCAACATACTAATCATCTGTTTGATCTGATCTGGAGATAAATTATCCATGTTTCATACCCTTAAGTCTTATAATAGAAAGTAAAATATCTGATAAGTTTTTAACTGACGAAGCTATATATGTTAACCTGTCGGATCTTTGTTTAGCATATTTCTTTATTTTTTGCAAAGAAGCTGCTTTGTCATTGTGTTTGATAGCCTGTGAAGATTTTTCCACATAACCATATCCCTTATAGTTATTAATATCGTCAGCAATAATTTCTTTAATTGTTTCCTCTGCCCAATTAAATCTTGCCGTTTCTCTATTAATAGTACGCTGTATATGGAAAGCAAATTGGCCCAATCGATACGCTATTTGTCCGCAGTCTTCAACAGTTAATTTTTCTAAAGAGTCTCGTGACATCGTAAGATAGTCATTAAGCTCGGATTCCGGCATAGAATCTGATACATATTTTGGCATACCGACAGAGGTTTCGTATTCGTCCAGAATTTTATCCCATTCTGATACTTCTTCTTTACTGGTTTTTGTATTCATTTGTTATTATTTCTTTCCATTCTTCAATAGTTTTGTCAAAAGGCAGTTCTATGTATTCAATATTATTTATTTCACACCACTCCTGTTTTTCTTTGTCTCTTTTTTTATGTTTAGCAAATCCCATCATATTAACATGGTAAAATGCCGTAAATTTATAGTGTTGAGATCCATGTACTTCTATGCATTTTTTAAGTAGAGGTAAATAAAAATCTAGATATAATGTTTCCGATTTTCTGAGCGGTATTGGAAGTTCTTCCAAAATCTGAAAAGTTGGAAAACATTCTTTTAATAGTCCACGAGCTTTTAAATGCAGATCGGACTTATTATTCATTTTACCATGAGCTATGCCTCCTGTCAAGCTCCAATTTTGAGTATTACCATCTAGATCAATTACTTGCTGCATTTGATGCCCATAGTTTCATATAGTGCTTCTGATAAGCTTTTAAATACCTCTGGATTATCATAGAT